TCGACAGTTTCCCGACGAACACACTGCAAGCGCAACCGACTGATAAAGCTGGCACAACAAATACATCTGCGGGAACAATGCTCGGGCTTGCTCAGACGCTGACGATGCAATACAGCGGACGTGTTTTGATACTCGTGCAGGGTCGAATTGGAACCAACACGGCAAGCGGCTTTGGTTCAGTTTCCATTCGCTATGGCACAGGGTCAGCACCAGCCAATGGCGCCGCTGCAACCGGCACACCAGTTGGAAACAACGCTTTCGGACTCAACGGTGCGGCTGCAAATCAGATCAGCAACTTTTGTCTGGTCGCAGTCGCAACCGGATTGACCAAAGGCACGACTTACTGGTTTGATCTTGGGCAGGCTACCAGCACGGGCACCACGAATGTCTACAACGTCAGCATCGCAGTCATCGAACTATGAGCACAACCATCGACAAAAAATCAATCGAAGAACGCATCAAAGAATATCGCATCGAGCAGGCGTGTCTGCAGCAGCAGCACGAAGTGATGATTGCGAAATTTCAGCAGACCGAACAAGAATTTCGCCAGCGCGTCGGCGCGAATCAGTCGCGCTTTCAGCAGATCGCAGGCGCGATCGCCGAGCTTGAACAGCTGCTGGGCGCGAAAAAAGAATCGACAAACGACGCGCCGACGAAGAAAGAAAAGCGCAAACACGAGGAGGCACCGAACCGACTGAAATGATATTGCTGCTCGCAATCACAGCGCAAGGCACAGATCAGCTGCCGATCTGGCCGAATCGCATCTTCAACGTGATCAGCTGCGTCACGGTCTGGATGCTTGCGCTGTTCGTGAGCTATTGGAAGGCGCATCCGCAGGCGTTCACGTTCGTCGATTGGTGGCGCGATGATCGGACTCGATTCATCGCCGGTTGCGTAGTGACGATCGGTCTGGTTATTTTGAAAGCAACGAGCACCGGCGTTGACGAAATGCTGAAGCTGCTCGGCTTCGAAGTGTCGAACACTTCAGGAGTCGCTTACGGGTTAGCGATCGCGGCATTCTTGCAGGCTCTCAAACCCGTTTCGAAAGGAAAGAGCAATGGCGAAAAAACAGCGTAAGAAACACAAAGCAACGATCGAGGGCGTGCGCAATGTCGACTGGGTGCTTGAGCTACTGACCGAGATCGACGTGCCGATCTTCACTGCACTCGAAGATCACTACATTGCTTTCATCAGCGATCTCGACATCTGCAATGATGGCACTGGCCCCGACTACGGCGACCCGAGCTACCAGAGCGAGACTGCCTACTACAACGGCGGGAAGTTTCTCAACGCTGACAAAGACAAATACATCGTCATCCCGCCGCAGGTGCGCTCGATGATCGCGCCAGTCGTGATGGGCTGCCAAGGGCGATTGACGCGACTCGACACGGGCATCTGGAGCGCAGCCGTCACGGGCGAGATCGGCCCCGACGACATCACGGGCGAAGCTGCCTATTGTCTCGCGAAAGAGATCAACCCGAAGATCACGCACAACAGCGGAGACGATCGTCGCATCTATCTGTATGAGCTTTGGCCAGACGTGCCCGCGATCGTCGACGGCAAGAAATACAAACTGGAGCCCGCATAGACATGCCAATCATCTCACCGCCACCCATCACAAACGGCAACAACGGCAGCACAAGCGGTTCGCTACCACCGGGTGCGCCGGACTACGGCGTGCAGTTCGTGCCCGACATCGACTTCGCAGTCAAAGACCCGACAGTCATTCAGAATGAAGTGATCGCTGACTACGAAGCGGCATTTCTCGCGCTCACGAACATCGCGAAGACCCTCGCACCCGGCGACCCTGTGCGCTTGCACTTGCTCACTGTCTGTCATTGGCTCTCGCACCAGCGCACGCTGATCGACTTCACTGGCAAAGAGAATCTGCTCAAATACTCGCATGGCGACTACCTCGACAACCTCGCTGCGCTTTATGGCGATCGCACTCTGCGTCAGCAAGCATCGCCCGCGCTGACGACGTTACGCTTCACGCTCACGGCGCCGCTGGCGACAGATGTGACAGTGCCACAAGGCACGCAATGCCAAGCTCCGAACGGAGTCGTGTTCGAGACGCTCGTGAACGGTTTTCTCGGCGGCGGCGTGCTGTCTGTCGATGTGCCTGCGCGTGCGACGCAACCCGGCGAGATTGGCAACAACTTTGGCCCCGGCTCGATCAATTCCATCATCAACTGGAATCAGCCCTTCGGTCTGACTGTCTCGAACACGACGACAACTACAGGCGGCGCTGACAAAGAAACGGACGATCAATATCGCTACCGCGTCTGGCTTGCGATCGAGTCTTTTTCGACGTGCGGACCCAGAGACGCCTATGAGTTCTGGGCGCTCAGCGCATCGCCCGACATCATTCAGTGCGTCGTGCATTCAGCGCCTGAGATCGCGGGCGAAGTATGGCTCTATCCATTGCTGCGTGGCGGCGTGCTGCCGGGGCCTGAAATTCTCGCGCTTGTCGAAGCGAAGTGCAGCCCGGACACGGTGCGACCCGTGACAGACTTCGTCACTGCGAAGCTGGCGACTGCGTTCACTTACACGCTCGACATTGACTACTACGTGCTGCAGTCGAACGAAGTGCTGCTCTCAACGATTCAAGCGAACGTCGAGCAAGCTGTCGCCGACTGGATTGAATGGGAGCACAGCTACATTTCGCGCGACATCGTCGGCGACGAGCTGCGCAGGCGCTGTCTCGAAGCAGGCGCGAAGCGCATCGTGATCAATTCGCCGACGCCAGATTTTCAAGAGATGGACTACAATCAGCTCGCTGTGCATGATGGCGCTGTCGCGCCAGTGATCAATTTTGCGGGATTTGAAGACCCATGAGCACAATTCTCAGAGGCTCGCGATTGATCGAGAACTGCACGCCGTCGATCAGCTACGACGCGCAAGTGCAGAGCGCGAGCGAAGCGTTCGACAATCAGATGTGGGAGATCATCGACGAGACGGGTCAAGTGATCATGATTCCGTCGATCATGTCGCTCACTGACGAAACGTTGATCGACATCCTCGCTTGGCAGTTTCACGTCGATTTCTACGACAAGACGCGCGACATCGAATTTCGAAAAAAGCTCGTGCAGATGTCGATCGTCTGGCACATCACGAAGGGCACAGTGGCGCTCGTCGAAGAGGTGATCAACACTTACTGGCCGGGCAGCGCGTATCTGCAAGAGTGGTTCGAATACAAAAACCCATTCCCGCCGAACTACGGCGACCCAGCGCTTGCTGGCACGTTCACTGCAGCTGCGATCAATCCCGGCTCGAACACGTTTACCTATTCGGGCGCAGTGAACGGCACTGAAGTCGCGTTCACGAATGCAGCTGGCGCGCTGCCGACGCCCATCGTTGCCGGACAGATTTACTACATCGTGAACGCAACAGCGACGACGTTTCAAATCTCAGACGAACCGGGCGGTGCGCCAGTCGACATCCAAAATCAAGGCAGCGGCACGAACTCGATCTACACGCGCAACAACGCTTGGCACGATCGCTACCGTTTCCGCGTGATGATCAATGAGGGCGTGATCACAGACCCAGAAGAGGAAGCGCAAGTGCTGACGTTGATCGATCGCTATAAACCCGTGAGCCGCTGGCTCGAAGCTGTCGTGCATCCAAAGCACAGCTACATGCAAGCGTTCGTCGCTGGCGTTGCGCAGATTTTCATCAATCGCAGATCGAACGCACCACCAATCAGAACACCATGAGTCTTTCACAACAAGTCTTCACCAACGCGGGCATCGACATGCTCGGGCAAGCGAACGCAGGCGTGCTTCTCACGATCGAGAAGATCGTCGTCGGCAACGGCAGCGCGACAGGCGACAGCGACATCTATCCGCTCACAGCACTGATCGGCTACAAAGCTGACGTCACGATCACGCGCAAGCAAGATCAGGGCAGCGGCAAGATGCTCATCAGCGGCGTGCTCAACGAATGGGAGCTGACCGGCTCACCCTTTCAGTTGAAAGAACTCGGCATCATGGCGCACACGGGCACGCTCGGCGGCGTTACGACTGGAGCTGACACGAAAGCGAAAGTCGGCGGCCCCGTGCCGCCAGACCCGTCACCAACACCGCGCGTCGTTGGAGCTTCGCAGCTTTACTGTGCATCGAACGTCTACTCAGACCCAGCTGACACAGTCACTCCGGGCGGCTTGAATCAGCACGCGTTCGACATTCTGATCGAGATCGATCGCGCGACCGACGTTGAAGTGATCATCGGCGACGCGAGCACAGTCGACATCCAGAACGAGCCAGCTGACGCGACGGTCGGCCCCGGCTGGTATGACAAGCGCGTCGGCAATGTTTTCTACATCAAGCGCGCCGTCGCAGGTCCCGGCATCGGTCTCGACGAGACGAGTTATCCAGACCGCGTGATCATCTCAGTCAAGACGATCGTGAACGATGTCGATCTCTATGTGCCGGTGAATCATCACTCGAAGCCGCCGGGCGGTCTCGGCTTTCCCGATATTCAGACTGCGCACAACTATCTGCTCGGCTTTCGCATTCCGTCTGACAAGACTGCGCGCATTCACGTCGACGCGGGAACGTTCAATGTCACACCGCCAGCTCCGGGCGCATCAGCGATCTTGTTCTCGCATCCCGATTCCAAGCAGATTCAGCTGCTCGGTGAACCTCGCAATGATCGAAACGTCGCAGCAGGCGGGATTCAAGCTGTTGGCGGTGGCGTGACGAAAGATGTCTTTCTCTCAAACACGAGCGGGCTTGCTGTTGGTCAACGCATTTACATCGCGAGCGCAGGCTCAGGCTGGTGCGGCGGCTGCAAGATCAATTCGATCGTGACGAACTCGAAGATCAACTGCAGCGTCGAGCGCGGCGATACTCAAGCGCAATACACGATTCTCGGCGGCGCGAACGTCGGCCGCGTCTCGTTTCATCCCACAGTCGTTGTCTGGACGACAGCGCCATCTCGCGCGCCTGCAAGCGGTGAGTTTTTGCTCAACTGCCCGAACGGTATCGGCTTGATCAAAGACATGACTTTCGACGGCGGGTTCTATTGTCTCGCGCTCGAATATGGCAACATCGTTGATTGCGCAGTGATCTGCATCGCGAAGCCGGGCGGCTTCAGAACGCGCAGATCGGTCACTGGTGGCTCTGGCACAGTGGGTCTTGGCGGTGAATGCGTCTTCACGCAGACTGACTTCGGTCTTGTCGGCGTCGGCGTGATGTATGCGTTCGATCAGACCTACATCAACGGCTGTGGGCAAGCGATCTCTCCGAGCGGCTCTGGCTTTGCAATCGGCTCGATCACGGGCAACATGGACAACACGATCGTCTATCTCATCCACAATCAGTATGCGATCAACGTCGCGAACGGCGCGATCTTCGACGGCGGTTCGATCATCTTTGAATCGAACGACTATGGCATCGCTTGCGGTGGCGGCACTGTTTTGATGAACGTTGCCTATCCGTCAGTCTTTGCGCGCA